TCCCGAGTACAACACCGCTGGTGGCCGCAAGCTGCAATTGGTGCTGGAAGAGTACGAAGGCCAGCGCACCTGGGATGCCGCTTTCACCGAGAAGATGCGTTCTCATGTGATCGTGCCGGATCTGTCCTCGTGGAAACAGAAGAAGTCCGCAGGGACTTGGGGCACTGTGATTTACCGCCCTAACTTCATCTCGTCGATGATCGGGATTTAAGCATCACGGAATAATGATTACGCCCAGCTAACCCTGGGCGTTTTTGTATGCGTTTGCCGTATCTACTTGTCTGGGGTATGCTCAAGCCTTTAGTCGCGCTTGATAAAGCCCAACGATCCGAGGATTTGAATTATGTCTGGTACTGTAATTATTGGCTGCCGTCTGCCGTCTGGCATTCTTCTGGAAACAGCTAACGGCAAGCAAGTCGAGCTGGCCGGTCAGCGTCAGGCTCAAGAGCGCAGCCCTATCATCCTGCTGACCGCTGATGACTACGGCATCACCGAAGTCGACGCCGACTTCTGGGCTCAGTGGAAAAAAGAGTTTGCTGGTTTCCAGCCGCTCACCTCCGGCGCCATTTTCGAGGCCAAGAATGATAAGGACGCCAAGGCTATCGCCAAAGAGCTGCGCGATGAAAAAACCGGCCATGAGCCGCTGCCGCAGACGGCCAAGAACATCGAAAAGGCTGACTGACTGTGGCCGTCGTCATCTTCGATCCGGCAGCATTCAAGCTAGCCTACCCGCAGTTCGCTGCGGTTAGCGATGCTGTGCTGGCGAATTACTTCAATCTGGCAACGCTGTACCTGTCGAATACCGATTGCAGTATTGTCCAAGATATTGCGAAGAGGACGACGCTGCTTTGGCTGCTGACGGCGCACATTGCCTTTCTGAGTGGCGCGCTCAATGCTGATGGCGCGCCAAGCGGCCTTGTTGGCCGAATCTCCAGCGCGACCGAGGGCAGTGTTTCGGTTAGCGCCGAGATGCCAGGCTCTCCAGGCGCCGCATGGTTCAACCAGACCGCATGGGGCGCCATGTTCTGGCAGTCCACCATATCGTTGCGCAGTTTCCGGTATCGCGCTCGTCCTACGGTTGTGGAGGGGCAACATGGCCGTCCTGTCTGGTGGCGATAGCATTGCAAAAGCGCTTTCCACGATTGGACAGCGCATGTCTGGGTCGTTGACTGTCGGCTTTATGAATGGCGCCACCTACCCGGATGGCGTAAAGGTTGCCCAAGTCGCTTTCTGGAATGAATTCGGCACGACTAACTCCCCTTCTCGGCCATTTTTCCGCAAGATGATTGCCGATGAGTCGCCAGGCTGGGGCGCGCTGGTTGCCCGCGCCGCCGCCTACTACAACTACGATGGCGCGACCATCCTGAATTTCATGGGTGAGAAGATCGCCGAGGATCTTCAGCAATCCATCGTTGGCTGGCAAGATCCTCGCAACGCGGCGTCGACCATCGCCAAGAAGGGCTTCGATAAGCCGTTGGTTGATACTGGTGATATGTCGCGCTCAATCACCTACGAGGTGACGCCTTGAACCTACGCGGCATAGCCAACAACGCGATCCAGGGTATCAACCCGAACATCCCCGTCGTGGTGCGCCTACCCGCTGGATACGCCATCGACCCACTTACGAGAAAGCAAGTACCTGCTTACACGAACACGCCAGCTCAAGGCCAGCTGCAAGCCCTGGACGGCGATGATCTAAAGCAGATTGCCGGGCTAAATATCCAGGGCTCCATTCGCGCCATGTACCTTTACGGTAGCGTTGCTGGTGTAATCAGGCCTGATGGCAGCTCTCAATCTCACGTCGTCTTCACCAGCAACGAGGCTGGCGTAACCAAGTCTCGCGAATGGGGTGTCTTCAAGGTGCTTGAGTCCTGGCAGACGTGGTGCAAAGTGGCGATTGTCTATCAGGATTCGGCGCCATGAATATCGAGGCATACAAAGTTGAAATGTCTCCGGGCGACTATTCATTTTATTCCCCTGATGATTTTGAGAAGGAAAAGCCAAACTTGTCCAGGGGCGTTAGATGCTGGATGCTTACTGATTCGCCCCTCTCTTCTAGCACGATAGAGGTGTATAAGGGCTGGTGTTTCGTCAGGCCAAAATATGCCTCGGCGGTTAAGGATCTTTCCAAGCATATTGCGCTGTATCTAGGCCCGAGAATTATAGTTGGTGCCGCATGAATATCGATGCCGCAGTAGTCGCCGTCGCTGACTTTCTTCAGCCACTGATGCCAGTCGGCACGCAGATCGTGCGCGGCCAGGTCAATGATGTGCCCGCCCCGCTCCCGCCTAGCATAGTTATTACGGAGATCGGTCAGCCGCAGTACACCACGACTCGCACAAAGCTTGATGGTCTAGCTGGCACTCAGGCCTACATTATGCCAGTCCAGCTACGGTTTCAGCTCGACTTCTACGGATGGTCTGGCGGTGAGATGTCGAACATCACCACCACCATGATCCGTAGTATTTATCCTGAAGGCAGATTTCCTGAAGGCGTCAAGCCGCTCTACTGCACCGACGCATTCCAGTCCCCATTAATGACCGGTGAAAAGCAGTTCGAAGCCCGTTGGACCCAAGAGCTATATGTGCAGTACAATGCGCCAGTAACTGTTGCACAAGAATCCTTTAACACTGTCGGCGAAACCTCAGTGGATCCCGCCAACGTAACCATTCCTGCGGAGTAACATGCATGGCCCAGACAATCCCGGTGTCGCAAATTGTCACCATTAACCCCGCAGTGGTTGGCGCTGGTGGCAATGCGCTGTCGCTGAATGCGGTCATGCTCGATCAGAGCGCAATCACCCCGATTACCTCATTGCTGGGGTTCCCAGGCTCGGATGATGTAGGCCTGTACTACGGTTCAAATTCCCCGCAGAAAGCTCTGGCAGACAACTACTTCCTAGGCTTCGACAACAGCACTAAGAAGCCGGACACCCTGTTCTTTGGTGGTTATGCCAGCACTGCACGCGCCGCATTCCTTCGCGGCCAGTCTTTGGCGGGCACCACTCTAGCCCAAGTGCAGTCGATCACTGGCAACCTTGCTGTGACCATCGACGGCGCCGCAAAGACCGCCGCCAGCATCAACCTGAGCGCCGCTACCAGCTTTACCAATGCTGCCGCCCTGCTGACTACTGCGCTATCGCTGACCGGGCCGTCTGCTGTGACGTGGGACGCTACCAGCTCGCGATTCGTCATCACATCCGGCACTACTGGTGCGACCTCGACGATTACCCAGGCTACCGGCACCGCTGCTGCGCCTCTGGGCCTGTCTGCTGGCATCCTGTCGCAAGGCGCCGATGTAGATACCCCTGACGTAGCCGCCAACCGCGTCAAGAGCCTTGAGCAAAACTTTGCCACCCTGATGACCACTTTCGAGCCGGTCATTGCCGACAAGACAGCATTCGCGGTATGGGCAAACGCTCAGAATAATCGTTATGCCTATATCGCATGGGATAGCGACGTCGGTTATGCCACTCCAAACAATCCGGCCACATTCGGCAGCATCGTCGACACCCTGAATTACGAAGGCACTGCGGTGTTCTACGGCGGCGCCAATATCGCCGCATTCATGTGCGGCTTCGCCGCCTCGATTGACTGGGCAGCCATTAACGGGCGCGCAACCCCCGCATTCAAGTCGCAGTCTGGCTTGGCGACTTCCGTTAACACTCTGGCGCTTGCCACATCTGTGCTGAGCAACAACGCCAGCTACTACGGCCTCTACCAAGCCCCAGGTCAAGGCAACGTCTACAGCATCCTGTACGACGGCCGCATGAACGGCTCCAAGTTCCGCTGGATGGATACTTACCTCAACCAGATCCGCCTGAATGCTCAGCTGCAACTGGCGATCTTTGTGGGTCTGCAAGCGAACAACTCCACGCCCTATAACAGCCAGGGTGACACCTTCATTCGCTCGTGGTGCGCAGACCCGATCACCGAGGCGCTCAACAACGGCTCCATCCGTATTGGTGTGCCGCTGAGCATGTCGCAGAAGGCAACCATCGCCGCCCAAGCTGGTTTCGATATCTCGACTCAGCTGGAAACCCAGGGCTACTACCTGCAAATCCTGCCAGCTACCGCCCAGGTTCGTCAGCAACGTCAATCGCCTCCGGTCAAACTGTGGTACATGGACGGCGGCGCGATCCAGCAAATCACCCTCGCATCCATCGCGGTCCTCTAAGGAGCCTATCAAATGGCCGAACGTACAATCACAAGTGCTGACAGCACATTCGTCCTTAGCTCTGCCGACTTCGCGCTGGCTGCGACGATCCTTGAGGGCTATGCGGCTGACGCTGCATTTGCTATGGATAACGCGGACACCGCCGAAACCTCGTTGGGTGTCGACGGTAAGCTTTCCGCTGGCTGGGTGCCCCGCAGCTACAACCAGACCATCACCTTGCAGCCCGACAGCCCAAGCCGCCCACTGTTCGATGGCCTTGTCGCAGCTCAGGATGCCGCTCGCACGGTGTTCCGTCTGAATGGTGTGGTCACCCTGCCAGGCAACCAGTACAGTCATGCACTGTCTCGTGGCGTGCTGAAGAATTACACCTCCATGGCAAACGCTCAGCGTATCCTACAACCAATGACCTATGTCATTGAGTGGGAAAAGGTAACCACTATCCCGCTGGGCTGATGCACCGACAGGAGCAATATAGATGGCACGTCGCACCAAAGTAGTAACGATTGACGCCGAGAAAGGCCGAGATCACGGCAAGACTTTTCTCGTAACAGAAATGCCTGCTGATGCGGCTGAATGGTGGGCGATTCGGGCGCTTCAGGGAATCCTTGGAGCCAACCCTGATTTCGACATCGATATCTTCAGCGCGCCACTAGCCAAGATTGCGGGGTTTGCCTTTGTCGGCCTGGCTCGCATTCCTGCCGAACAGCTAAAGCCGCTGATGGATGAAATGAAGGGCTGCGTGAGCGTACTGCTGCCAGACGGAAAAACCACTCGCGCCTTACTGCCAAACGATGTCGAAGATTTCATGACTTGGGTTGAGTTGCGCAAGGAGGTCTTCGAAGTCCTCACGGGTTTTTCCGTGGGTGGCGGCGAATAGATTTCGGGGTTCAGGCCCCTGGTAAAAATGCCGGGAGTTTCATCAAATACCGCAACACCCCCGGCATAATTGCTACGCTTGTCTCTTCAAGGCTCGCCACCCTTAACGAGCTTCAGACCGTGTACGGTCCGTACGACGCCTACCAAATGCTCGAAATCCACCTCGTCGACCAGCACAATAGAGGCCTCGTGAATGGCAACGGTAATTGACCAACTTGTCGTCAAGCTCTCGCTGGATGATGTCGAGTTTTTGGACGGCGAAAAACGCGTTGCCGCAAGTCTCGGGCAGACCAAAAAGAAGACCGAGAGCGTCGGCAAGAACATTGCCGCAGATGGCAAAAAAGGCGCCGAGTTCTTCGGCCAGCTTGAAAAGGCTGCACTGAAGTTCTTTGCGGTGCTGACTACAGGTCGCGGCCTGGCCGACTTCACCCGAACTGTTATCGCGACAGGCGCAGCATTCGACCGAGCATCAAAGAACCTTGGCGTTGGCGCTGACACGCTGTCTCGCTGGGCTGGCGCTGTACGTCAGTCTGGCGGCACAACCGAGAGCTTCCTTGGCACCATGCAAGGCCTCAGCCAGTCGCTGACTGAGCTGAAGCTGACCGGCAACACCGGCATCCTCCCCTACCTTCAAGCTCTTGGCGTTTCGGTGTCCGACACCAACGGTAAGGCGAAGCCGCTTGAGCAGATCCTTGGCGATATTGGTGACAAGCTGAACAAGCTTCCAAATCGCCAGGACGCGTTCAATATTGGCCGCAACCTCGGTATTGATGACGGCACGATCAACCTGCTGCTCAAAGGCCGAACTGAGGTCGAGCGCCTGCTTGCATCGCAAAAGGCGTACTCAGCCGCCGACGCTGAGTCCGCCCGCAAAGCCCAGGAGCGCTGGGAAGGCGTACAGCTGCGCATAGAGCGCATCACACAGAAGCTTGTCATTGACCTGATTCCAGCTTTCGAGCGCCTCAGTGACAAAATGGAAGAGCTGGCGAACACCTCCGTGCCAGTGCTGCGCGAGATATTTGATTGGATTGATAAGATCGACAAAATCACAGCCAAATGGACACAGGGGATCGACAACCTGCTGCCAAAATTCAGCAACCCGACACTTCAAAAGCTGTTAGGTGGCTATGGCGGGACCGCAGCAAAATTAAACCCGCTTACCAACATCACTGGCGGCGTAGCGGCTGGCGGCCAAAAGATCACCGAGTTCATCAATTCCGATGCGGTCAGCAAAGAAGATCGCGGCGTAATCAAAGGCTGGACAGAAAAACTTCTGGATGTGTTCGGCATGAAACCGCGCAACAATTCGCAGCAGTCTCCAATGGCGGTGCCCGCCATCACTCCTGGCACAGGGAGAACGCGAGCTGAGCGAAACAATAACCCTGGCAACCTGAATTTTGCAGGCCAGTCTGGCGCCACGCTGGAGGATGGCAGCAATGCCCGGTTCGCCAAGTTCGGCACAACCGCTGAAGGGGTTTCTGCCCTTGCCAAACAGCTTCAGCGCTACGGTGAGCGCGGCCTTGATACTGTCAGCAAGATAATTAATAAGTATGCGCCGTCGAGCGAAAACGACACCCAGGCTTATATCGATGCGCTCGCAAAACGCCTGGGAGTAAGCGGCGATCAGCAGCTTGACCTGAGCGATTCGAATACCCTTACCGGCCTGATCAAAGGCATTGCGCGACACGAGGCTGGCAGTGACTACCTGAGCGACAGCGACGTGATGACTGGCCTTAGCATGGCTGGAGTTAAGGGCAGCGGTCAGCAGGCGGGCAATACCAACATAGGCGAAATCAAAGTGTATACTCAGGCCACTGATGCGCCTGGTATCGCAAGAGACATGCGAGGCGCCATAATTCAACAGGCAAACACGGGCGTTCGTTAATGGCTATCCCAGGCGTACCAAACCTGCTTAAAAATGCCCCAAGGGCTATTGGTATAACCCTGCTTGGCAATCTTGCGACGAAACTTTGGGATTATCTCTTTCCTGGCCCTACATGGGGCGTATTCGTCGTTGGCACATCCGATCCGGCAATCGAGGTGAGCAGCGTTCTTGAGCTTGATGTTGCCGCCGAAGCCCGAGCGTCTGATTACTTTATCCAGACCGGCAGCTTCACTAGCTACAACAAGGTCAGAATGCCTGATGTCATTCCAATCAGGCTGGTGAAGGATGGCAACGAGACAAGTCGTGCCCAGCTTCTTGCTTGGCTTGATGACAATCTGAGCAAGCCATCTCTCTTTGATATCCTGTCGCCCGAATGGCGCCATCCAAATTTAACGCTGGTTGGATACAGGATTGGCAGAACTGCCAGGGCTGGTGCTGCCATGATCACTGCTGACTGCCTGTTCCAGCAGATCCGAGAAAAGGCTGTGGTCTTCAGCTCGTCCACTATTGCCAGTCCGGAAAATCAGCCAGCCACACCGACAGCCAGGGTAAACCCGATGCCGATAAGCCCGTCTTCAGCTGGAGGGAGCGTAGCATGGCAGTAGTGCAGATCCCCCTTAAGCCGATACCCTCCCAGTCCGTAAACGTCGTGCTTGCGGGGCAGCCATGCACCATTGAGCTGAGGCAACTAGGAGGTCGTCAATATCTTGGCTTGAGCATCAACGGCAGGGTGATCTGCCGCAACGTTCTGGTCGTAAACCGGTCCGCCATCATCCGCGCCAAGTACACCGGATTTATTGGCGAGCTGGCAGCAATCGACACCCAGGGCGATGACGCGCCAATCTATACAGGCTGGGGGACGAGATGGCTTCTAGCTTTCAACGACGAAATCTAAGGTTCACTTTCAAACTCGCTACCGGCACCTTCACCGAGGAAGGCAATCCGGACATGCTTGAGTTTGAAGGGTTTCGGGCTTCAGCTGAGATTGATGCGCCAGGAGGCTACGAATTCGCGACACTACGCCTACGCCTTTATGGTCTGGATCGCCTGGTCATGGAAAGACTGACAGTCATCAATTACCAGAACCTCGACTTTATGCGTAACTCGGTTCTGGTTGAGGCTACCGACGAAGATGGTGCTTTCA